CACCATTGATCTTTCTATGGCATCGGATTCCGTCTCTTGGGATTTAGTGCGGGATACCTTCCCCGCGCCTATTGTGCGTTACTTCGATCTTACTAGATCTTCGCACGTAGAAACCGAGCAGGGTAGCATTCGACAGCTGTTGAAGTTCGCTCCTATGGGAAGTGCACTTTGCTTTCCCGTTCAGAGTATCCTTTACGCTGCCGTAGTACTTTATGCTACTGCCTGTCACGTCCTCGACCGTACTCCTGGTGAGCGTCTTTATCTCACTAGTGACGCTATGCGAGATATTTACGAGCGTAGCTTCGGTCGTAGGGCCCGTTTTAATTCTTTCTCCATATATGGCGATGATATCATCTGCGACTCGCAGGTGACGTCTTACGTCATCGAGACACTCCAACTCCTTGGCTTCAAAGTCAACGAGGGTAAATCTTTCGTTGGCCTCTCTGCTTTTAGAGAAAGCTGTGGAGCTTACTATCTCGACGGGGACGATGTTACACCCCTTAGAGCTAAGTTCGGGCAAGTTGGAGTCACCATGCCTGTTCCCACACTGGCGGGTATCATAGATCTCGCCAACAGAGCATTCGAGTTTGGCTATTCTGCATTACGCAGGACGGCCATACGAATATGCCTGTACTATCCCATCGCGGGCGTTAACTACTCCTACGAGGATAGCCTTGGGAATCCTAATGATTGTCGGAACAAGATTTTATTTTCTGACAACCACGAAGCCTCATTCTCGATTTTCCACCCGTCACCACGAAACGTCCACCTCCGATCTCGGAGGTGGGTATTCGGACGGGTCCGGAAGTACCCTCAAAGCTGCGATCATCTGCAGCGCAAAGAGTACAAATCGCTGACTTACAGGCCCGAGGGACATTACTCCGTGTCATCAGGCGATGACATGGAGCGTCACAGCACATGGTGGAATGCTCGCGCAGCTGGCACGTCTGAAGAGGATAAAGTATTTCTCTTCCTACGCGCAGTCAACGTCTATAAACCCAGTAAACTTTCGCTGGTAGACGTCTTCAAGCAGCTGAAAGAGCCAACTTCTGGCTCTTTGCACGATATTCCGCTGCAAAGCGGACCTGATTGGCGATGGTCTAGTCAGTCAGGGGAGTAACAACTAGACGTAGGGGCAGACAACGGGGTTTACTTCGTTTTCTGAGGCT